TTGTGAGTCTTGTTAAGGATTTGAGAAAGCAGAAGGCGGCGGCTCTCGACGAGCTGAACGCGATCGCCGACGCGGCCAAGAAGGACGGCCGGGGCATGACGGCGGAAGAGGTGGCGAAGTTCGACGAGGTCGAGGCCCGCATCAAGGGGATCGACGAGTCGGTCGCCCGGGCCGAGAAGCTCGACCGGCTGAACGAGGAGCGGGGTGCCGCCACCACGTCGGCCGTCGACATCCAGGTCATCCGCAACGAGGGCGAGGACGAGAACGGCGACTGCAAGGTGTGGGGCTCGTTCGGCGAGCAGATCCAGGCCCTCATCCACGTCGAGAAGAACCCGCACGGGGCGAAGAGCCGCGAGCTGCGGGAGAAGATCCACCTGACCAACCAGATGATGGCGGCCGCCACCGGCGTGAACGAGTCGGTCGGGGCGGACGGCGGGGTGTTCGTGCAGAAGGACTTCGCCAACGAGATCGTCGACAACGGCTACCAGGAGGCCCCGTTCGCCAGCCAGGTGCGGCGGCTCCCGCTGTCCACGAGCGCCAACGGGATCAAGATCCCGTACGTGGACGAGTCGTCCCGCGCGAACGGCTCCCGGCAGGGCGGCATCCAGATGTACTGGGAGGGCGAGGCCGACGACATCACCGCGAGCAAGCCGAAGTTCGGCCTCATGGAGCTCAACACCAAGAAGATCGTGGGCGCGGCCTACCTGACCGAGGAGATCATGGCCGACGCCCCGTTCATGGGCGCGTGGCTGATGAGCGCGCTGAGCACCGAGCTGGCGTTCTCCCTGGACGACGCGTTCATCAACGGGAACGGCGCCGGGAAGCCGCTCGGCATTCTCAAGAACGGCGCCAAAGTGGTGGTGGCTAAGGAAGGCAGCCAGGCCGGCGGGACGATCGTCGCCCAGAACCTGTCGAAGGCGTTCGCCAGGCTCCTGAAGCGGAACCGCAGCAGCGCCATCTGGCTGTACAACCAGGGTTGCGAGGCTCAGCTCATGACGCTCTCGCTCACCATCGGGTCGAACAGCTACCCGGTCCTCATCCTCGGCGGCACGACCGGCAACATGCGGGAGGAGGTCGCCACCGACCGGATTCTCGGCCGCTCGGCGTACGCCAGCGAGGTCTGCGAGGCGCTCGGCACCGAGGGCGACATCATCTTCACCGACCCGCAGTCGTACATCGTGGTCGACAAGGGCGGGCCGAAGTCGGCCGTGTCCGTGCACGTGCGGTTCCTCCAAGACGAGCAGGTGCTGAAGATGACCTACCGCGTGGACGGCCAGCCGATGCGGCGGACCGCGATCACCCCGCACAAGGGCGCGGACACGCTCAGCACGACGGTGGTGGTGGCGACGCGCGCGTAGTGTGGTGACGCGGGGGCGCTGGTGACGGCCCCCGCCCGCCAGTGACGTGAACAACAGAAAGGAGATTTCGAAGAGGACCACATGTTGAGTGAATACGCAGCCAAGCCCATCAAGGCGCTCGCCCCGGCGGCCGACCGCTGGAACACGAACCCCGTGTCGGACAGCATCACGCTGGCCAACCACAACCGGCTCACGTTCCTGGTGTACCAGTCGGGCGGGACGACCGGGCGAGCCACCCTGACGGTGCTCGCCTCGAGCGACTCCAGCCGCACCGGCGAGGAGGCCATCCCGTTCCGCTACCGCAAGATGACCACCGGCGCGAGTGACGTCACAAACGCGACGGCAACGGGCTTCAGCACGACGGCCGCAGAGGACAGCATCTACGAGATCGAGGTACTCTCCTCCGACCTGCCGCAGTCGAAGCCGTGGGTGCACCTGAAGGCGACCGAGGCGGCCGACGACCCGGTGAGCGGGTGCGTCATCGCGCTCGTGTCCGAGCCGCGGTACACCGGGCTCGACCAGCCGGCCGCGATCTAACCCAATAACTCCCCCGGGCGGAGGTATCGCCCGGGGCATTTCTGTCGAGGCCCATGCCGTGGATCGAGACGGCGGCGCCATCCGCGCTCGCCATCAACTTGAGCGACCTCAAGGCCCACCTCCGCCTGACCACTCAAGACGAGGACGGGCTGCTCGCGGTGTACGCGAAGGCGGCGACTCAACTCTTCGAAACTAACACGCGGCGAGCCCTCATATCCCGCACGTTCCGTCTGGAGCTGGACGACTTCCCCGCCGACCGGTACATCCGCCTGCCCGTCGCGCCGGTCTCGGCCGTGTCGAGCGTGCAGTACTACGACACCGCCGGGGCGCTGACTACCTGGAACAGCAGCAACTACATCGTCGACACGACGAGCCTGCTGGCGCGGGTCGTGCTCGCCCCGAACATCTCGTACCCCGACACGCAGAGCGACCGGCCCAACGCCGTTCAGGTGAACTTTTCGGCCGGGTACGGAGCGACCTACAACGCCGTCCCCGAGGGCGTCCAGTGGGCCGTCATGCTTCTCGCGGCCCACATGTTCGCCTACCGCATGCCGGTGGCCGGTGGCACGCTCGCCGACGTGCCGAAGACCCTCCAGTACGCCATCGACGCCTACAAGGTCTGGGAGGCGTGAGGTGGAGAACGCCGGGGCCAAGGACAAGCGGATCTTGCTGAAGCGGAAGGTGACCACCAACACCGGCGGGGACGTGGTGGAGACCTTCCAAACCGTCGCTCCGGTTTGGGCCAGCCACCGCCCCTTGCGGATGGACGAGCGGTTCACGAGCGACGCCCGGCACAGCGTGCGGGTGGCGAACTTCCGGATTTACCACCGGGACGACCTCGACCCGAACATGGTGATCGAGTGGGACTCGCGGACCTGGCGCATCGTCGGCATCGCCGAAGTCGGGCACCGCTCCGAGCAGGAGATCACGGCGGAGGCCGTCTACTGATGGCCGACGACAAGTTCATCAGAGGGCAGGATGCCCTCATCCAGGACCTGAAGGACCTGCCGCTGGATCTCAACAAGGCCGAGCTGCGGGCGGGCCTCATCAAGGGCGCGCAGCTCCTGCGGGACCGCATCAGGGAGGCGGCCCCGGTGAGCGACAACGTGCCGCCGAGGGGCGGGCGGTTCAAGGACTTAAAGCCCGGCACGCTCCGGCGGAGCATCAAGGCGAAGGGACGGAGGGGCACCCGGACGCAAGCCGCCGCCGGCATCACGGCCGCGTTCTACGCGAAGTGGGTGGAGTTCGGGCACACCCTGAAGAGCCACGGACGGAAGGCTGACCGGGAGGTGATCGGGCACGTCCCGGCGAACCCGTTCGTGCGGCGGACGTTCGAGGCGAACAGGGAGGCGGTGCTGAAGGCCGTGAGGGAGGGCGTGGTCGGGTTCTTGGCCCGCCGGTTCCAGCGGCTCCGGGCGAAGGGGCCGAAGTAGAGGATGGCGACGGTCGAGGACTTCATCTTCAGCAGGCTCACGACCACTGCCGCCATCACGGCCGTGGTGGGCACACGGGTGTACCGGGTGAAGATGCCCGACAACCCCGTGCTCCCGTGCATCACCTTTCAGACCGTTTCCGGCGCGGTGGTGGAGAGCTTCGACGGGGACTCCGGGCTGTCCATGCCGGTCATCCAGGTCGACTGCTGGGGGCGGACGGCGAAGGCGGCGCAGGACCTGGCACTCCTCGTGCGAGGGGCGCTGCTCGGCTACTCCGGCATCTACCAGGACCGACGCGTGCAGAAGGTGCTCGAGTGGAACCAGTTCGACCTGTACGACCAGGAGACGGACATTTTCCACGTGTCGTGTAGTTGCAGAGTTTGGTATTCGTAGCGTGATCTGATTTTTCACTTTAGAGGGCTATGGCGACAAGCGCGAGCGCGGGATCGGGTGTCATTCTTCGGATGAGCAACGGCGACAGCCTCGTCACCGCGGTGCGGGCGTCGAAGTCGGCCGGCACCGGCAACTCCGGGATCCAGGTCTTCTGGGACACGCCGGGCATTTCCGGCAACTCTGGCAAGAACATGGCGATCGTGGTGTCGGGCAACAACACCCCACTGTCGGTCACGGTCAGCACCACCGACGTCACCATCAACAGCGCCACCAACGGTAGCGCGGCGGCCACGTCCACCGTGCTCGAAGTCCTGAACGCCCTGTACGCGAACGAGACGTTCCGCGCCAACTGGCGGGGGCGACCGGTGTCCGGTGGCGACGGCTCCGGCGTCGTTTCGGCGTCCACTTCGTCCGCCCTGGCGGGCGGCGTGGCGGGCGAGACGTTCACGGTGCTCAGCGAGGTGAAGGGCGTCCAGGGGCCGAACTTTCAGGCCCAGACCATCGACGTCACGTCGTTCGATAGCAACCGGATCCGGGAGTACATCTCCGGCCTGGTTGACCCCGGCCAGCTCACGTTCAACTGTAACTACGTGCCGAACGCGTGGGGCGCGGGCCAGCAGAAGCTGTTCCCGCTCATTCAGAGCGGCGCCCGCCGGACGTTCGAGATCCAGCTCGCCGACCTGTACAAGACCACCATCTCGCTCCAGGGCATCGTCACCGGGGCCAACATCACGGCCGAGCTCGAGAGCGCGATCATGGTGGCGATGACGGTCAAGGTGACCGGCATGCCGGTCTGGTACTAAGGGGGTTATGGAGCACGCGGACAAGGTCACACCCGACGATCTCAAGGTCGAGCTGTTCGGTAAGGAGTTCCCGCTCGCCCTCAACATGGGCACGCTCATCCGGTTCCAGCAGAAGACCGGCAAGAACCCGTTCGACACCGCCATCTGGCTGCTCCCGACCCCGTTTGACGTGACCGCCATCTTCTGGGCGATGATCGGCGGCGACGCCTCCGGCTACACGTTCGAACAGGTGGCCGAGGAGCTCGGGCCGAAGCACGCCGGGATGATCATGGCGCTCCTCGCCGGAATCCGGAAGCGCGCGGAGGTGCCGGAAGGCCCAAAAGCCGACGCCGCCGGGTAGGCGGCCGGGAGTGGCCGGAGCGGCAACAGTCATGGCTAGAGTGGTGGGCGATCGCGGTGTACGACTTCGGGCTGACGACCGAACAGTTCTATCTCCTGACCCCGGCGAAGTTCAACGCACTGTCCCGGCGGTTCGACGCCGAACAGGAGCGGGCCGACTACCAGACGGCGCGGCTCACCTGGGCGGCGTTCACCGCCATGGGCGTGACCAAGAAGGGCGGCGGTAGCTTCGAGCTCAAAGACTTTCTTCTGAGGCACGAAGACGGGGCCGACGACGACCTCGACCCGTCCGAGCAGATCACCAGCACGTTCATCGGTAACTTCGGGCTCCCGCCCCACATGGAGTGGATGAGGCGTGGCCGACAGTAGCATTTACAACCTGCTCATCGACCTGAGAGCGGATGTCGCGAATCTGCAAAGCGACATGAATAAGGCTTCCCGGGTGGTGGAACAGTCCACCGGGAAGATGCAGTCCGTCGTCCGCGGGTTCTTCGAGGGGTTCGGCCAGACACTGGCGCGGGGGCTCACCTCGGCGCTGACGCAGCCGATCCAGTCGATCAAGACGCTCGACGAGGCCATCCGCAGGCTGGCCGACGCCGGGGACAAGGCGGGCGCGATCGCCGACAACTTTCGGGCCCTGGGCGGCAGCGCCGACAGCATCCAGGCGGCCAAGCGGGCGGTGCTCGGCACGGTCGACGCGTTCGACCTGATGCAGGCCGCCAACCAGGGGCTCATCAGGGGCATCCCGCGACTCAGCGAGAGCTTCGCCCAGCTTGCTGAATTCAGTAACCGGTTCGCCGACGCCACCGGTCAGGACACCGTCCCCGTCCTGAACGAGCTGATCAACGCGCTGGCGACGGGCGCACCGAAGGCGCTCAAGGCGTTCGGGTTCGAGCTCCAGGCCAATGCCACCAACGCCCAGAACACGGCGGCGGCGATGGAGCAGCTCGGCGCCCGCATGGCGGAACTCGCGCCGCTCGGCGAGTCGGTCACCCAGGGGCAGGAGCGGCTCGGCATCGCCCTCGGCGAGGCGTTCAAGCAGGTCGGCATCGGGGTGAACGAGTCGGAAGAGCTGACCCGCGTCTACAACGTGCTCGCCGACGCCGTCGAGCGGATCGACTGGCGGCAGGTGGGAGACGACATCGCGTCCCTCGCCTCGTCAATTCTGAGCCTGTTGCCCTCCATCCAGACGGTGACGAAGGAACTCAACCTGCTGGCGATGGGGTTCGAGCAGATCGTCGGGTCGAGCGCCCGGTCTCAGATTTTCCAGCTCCAGAACGAGGCGGCCCGACTGACGGCGCAGTTGGAGAGTCAAAAACGGACCGCGGCCGAAGGGTCGGGCGGGTACGGGGGGATGCTCGGCGGCCTGCTGGGGGCGAACGCGGCCCTCAACGAGTCACAGATTCAAGAAACTCAGGCGCGGCTCGACAACGTCCTCGCCACCATCGAGAAGATCAAGCGCGAGGCAGCCTTCCCGATGGGTGGCGTCGGGGCGTCTCAGAATTTGGAGGCG